ATGGACCGCATCGTAGCTCAACCCGCCCTTGTGAAGCCCCGCGCGACCGCGTCCTTTGACGCAAAGCGCCTGTTCGCGAACCGCCAGGCGCTGGAGTTGTTCCGCACGGTCGGCAGTGACACCGCCTTCGCCGAAGCCGAGTGCCGCCGCATCGCCGCCGGCCTGATCGCTGGCGAGCCTGTCTCCGCCTGACGAGTCCAGCCCTCGCCCTTGCGTGCCTGGGCGACGGCTGCAATCGGCAGCGTCTCATGGAGTCAGACATGATCCGTATCACCGTCGCTCAGACGACCGTCCGCGAACTGAAGGGCACGAGCAAGACCACCGGTCGGCCGTATCACATGCGCTTCCAGAACGGCTACGCGCACACCGTCGACAAGGACAACAACGCGCCGCCGTTCCCCGAGAAGTTCGAGATCTCGCTCGACACCGATCAGTCGGCCTACGCGCCGGGTGACTACCAGCTGCACCCCTCGGCGGTCTACGTCGACCGCGATGGCCGCCTGGCGATCTCGACGCGACTGACTCCGCTCAAGAAGCCGAGCGCCTGAGGGGTGCACCCATGCACGCCGACGACAAGCTGACCGCCTACGCGGCAGCGTCTCAGGCCCTCGCTTCGGCCGGCACGCGTCAGCTCGCATTGCTGGAGTTCGAAGACGAGGAAATCGGTGCCGTCGCGGTCATCACGCATCGCGACGGCTCGTGCGAAGTCGTGCTCTCGAACGAGCACGGCACGCCCATCGGAGGCTACACGCTGTGAGTGGCGGCAGCCTCTTCGCGCCGCTCGGCGGGCTGCTGTCGCGCTTCTCGCGCGGTGGCGGTTCGGCGCTGTGGGTCCGCGCCTGCCCCGCTCAGCACGCCCTCTCCTGTCGCGCCGCATCGGCGCCGGCTCATGCGCTTCCGTATGCACGTCACCACGCTGACGCGTGGTCGTGCCTCGTCGGTGCCACATACCGAGGCGACACGCTGTGAGTCTCGACTACGTCCCCTCGCCCGCCGCCCAGGCCGCCGCGTGGTCGATGACCTCGGCTGCGCTGGCGCGTGCTGCATCGGAGCGGGCGCGCAGCGCCGGGCTTGTCTCAGTTCCAACAACCCATACGGGTCTGCCTCCTGCGTTCTGCGCTGCGAATCTCGCAGCGGCGCAGGCAGACGCGATGAAGGCGTGCGGCGCCTTCGTGGTCGACAAGGGTGCTCGCCGTCTCAACGGCCTGCGCATGGCCGTGGGCTTCGCCGCACGAGCGCACGCCGTGTCGACCAAGGGCCATCGCAACGACGTGGCCTGGATGGTCACGCTGACCTACGCCGGCACCAACGAGGACTGGCGTTCGGACCACCTGACCAAGGCCATGAACGCTTTGCGCAACTGGTGCAAGCGCCAGGGCTTCGCGTGCCGCTACGTGTGGGTGGCCGAGCTGCAGAAACGCGGCGTCATTCACTACCACGTCGCGACCTGGCTGCCTCGAGGCGTGCGCATGCCGCAGTGGGATCGCGCCGGTTGGTGGCACTGCGGAATGACCAACACGATGAAGGCGCGGCACGCCACCGCGTACCTGATGAGTTACCTCAAGAAAGGCGATCTTGAAGAACGGGGCGCGTTGCCGAAAGGTGCGCGGAACTATGGTGTTGGAGGCCTGGACCATTCTTTGCGCCGTGCTCGTCGCTGGCTTCGTCTGCCTGCGTTCGTGCAGGGCAATTCTTCGATCTTCGACGACTGGCGCCGCGCTCCGGGAGGAGGCTGGCTCTCGCCTGCTGGCGAGCATGTCGTGTCGGAGTTCGCTTCGGTCTTCGTTGCCGGCCTCCGCTGTCTTGTACGCGTCGCCCGGCATGCGGTCGCCATCGACGCTGCCGGGGCTTTCTCGTGGGTCACGGACCGTGACGCGGCGATGAGGGCAGCACCGTGAATCGCCGGTGGTGGCTCTACCTCGGCCCGCTGCTCATCGCGGGCTGCTCATCGCTCGAACGCGCTTGGTACCTCTGTGAATCGGACGTGTGGCACGGCTGGGAGTACGAGCAGCGGTGCGCCGAGCTGGCGGCGGAGGTCTCGCATGTTCACTGATTCGCAAGTCTTCAATCTGCTGGTGTGGGCCGTGCCGGTGCTGCTGTTCGCGCTCGGCTACATCGCTGGGAGGCTCCGCTGATGGATGCCGAAATCGCGTGGTTCATCGGTGCCTGCCTGATGGCGTGGTGCCTCGGATTCGGTGCCGGCATGTGGCATCGGTCGTTCGTTCAGATGCTCGAAAGCTCGACGAGTTAGCCGCCGTGCTCGTCTTGCTGGTCTTCCTGTTTCACGGGGCAATTCCTGGAGGTTTTCTCATGATCCGCAATCGCAATCTCTCGCTGCCCGCGCTCGCACTGGGCGCTCTGTCCGTCGCCGGTGCCGCGAACGCCGCAGTGCCGGCCGGCGCCGAAGCGGTGTTCACCGGTCTGGCGACCGACTTCGGCACGATCGCCGGCTACGGCTTCACGGCGCTGGCCGTGATCACCGGTGGTCTGGTGGTCTTCAAGCTGGTCAAGAAGGTCGTCGGCAAGGCCACCTGATCGGCGCATGCGGTTGCCCATGTCTGCAGGCGTGGGCCTCCGTATGCGTCGCCTCACACTGACCCTTCTGCTCGTGCTCTGGTCGCACCTCGCGTGCGCCGAGTCGTTCGAATACCGCATCGTGAACGGCCCTCCGTACGCGCAAACGACGGGCTGGGCAGGGTCGAAGGAAGCGGCCTGCAACGCGCTGAGGGATCTGAATCAGGCGGCTGATCCGTCGAACGCCATCACCGCTTGGCAAGTGATTGGGACGGAGCCTGGTTGCTCGTTGCGGCGGATTGTCGCGTCTACGGGCGAGGATCTCGGTACGCAGGCGGCGAGCTACGAGCAGCGGGGCGTCAGTCCTTGCGTTGCCGGTGAGCACTCGACACTGAACGTAACGACCGGCTGGGCTCGTACATCGACGCTCAATGCTTCTGACATCGTCGTCGACTTCTGGAAGGATGCCGCGTCTATCAGCGCTTCGCGTTGCGATGGGCAGTGCACGCAGAGCTTTGGTTCGATTCGCTCGTGCGATCGGTCGCAGATTCCGGCGTCCAATGGTCTGCACAGGTTGTCATGCGACTTGGACGTAGTTGCTACGGGCGCCCAGTGCTCGACGCGTGCGACTGATGCCGACCCTACGCAGCCGCCGTCGCCGTGTCCCGGCTACGTCGGGGAGGTCAACGGGAAGAAGGTGTGCGTCGGTACCGGCAATACGCCGCTGCCGCAGACCCCGAAGCCGGCTGGTACGCCGCCTGATCAGCCTGGGAACCCTTCGGCCGGGCCGAAGCCCACGACCGGGCCTGGCAGTGGCAGTGACGGTCCTGGGCGCACGCCGTTGGTCGGTGATGGGGGTAACGCTGGCGGTGGTTCAAGCGCTGCGACGCCCGGTGGTGGTTCTGAGGGCAATGGTCAGGTCAGCACGCCGGGCACAGGTGGCGGTGGCACTGGTGGCGGCACCGAGATCAACGTAGAGACGTGCGGGCTCCCTGGCAAGCCGCCGTGCAAGCTCGACGAGACGGGTACGCCTGACGGCCACGGCTCGTTCGATGGCGCGAACGCATCGCTTGAATCCGCAAAGACCGCGAGCGTTGGCGCGGTCACGTCGGCCGGCAGCCAGGTCACCGGGCTCGCGTGGCTGTGGGGCTTCGCGTTGCCCTCGGGCACATGCACGGTGCTGACGACACACACGCGGCTCGGCGACCTGTCGATCGACGTGTGCAACAGCCCGGCCGTGGCGCTGTGGCGGTCTGTCGCCGGCTACATGTTGTTCATCCTCGGCGCGCTGTACATCTGGCGCAGCGCGACCTCGTCAACACCTGGGGGGAAGTAAATGCCTTTGCTCGGTGGTCTTATCGCGTCTCTGTTCGTGGGGCTCGCAGAGTTCCTTGTCAAGTTCGTCACCCGCAAGGTCGCCGTCGTTGCGGCCGGCATTGCGGTGTTCATCGCGATCACGACGACCCTGTATGTCGCGCTGGCGGGCCTCGTTGTTGGCATGGTCGCGGTGATGCCCGGTGGTGCGGCCGTCGCTGCGGGAATCTGGATGGTGGTGCCCGACAACGCCGCTGCCGTGGTGTCCGCGTGCCTCGCTGCTGATGCCGCGATCGCGGTCTATCGCATGAACGTCATGAACGTGATGTTCTCGGTCTACGCGGGCTGAGCCATGCCGGTCTACATCGTCACTGGCAAGCTCGGGTCGGGCAAAACGCTGTCGATGGTTGGTCGCCTGAAACAGTACGTGGAGGCCGGCAAGCCGGTCGCTACGAACGTCGACCTGAACGTGCGCGAGCTGGTGAAGCGCAAGCCCGCGGCCTCAGTGATCCGGCTTCCCGATCGGCCTGCCGTCTCGGACTTCCTCGCGCTCGGTCAGGTGCATGCGACCGGCCGTGAGGAACTGAACGGCTGCATCGTGCTCGACGAGTGCGGCACGTGGCTGAACTCACGCACGTTCGCCGACAAGGGGCGGCAGGAAATCATCGATTGGCTGTTGCACAGCCGCAAGCTCGGGTGGGACGTGTTCTTGATCGTTCAGAACGTGACTCTGCTGGACAAGCAGATCCGCGACGCGCTGGCCGAGTACGTCGTGGTGTGCCGCCGTCTCGATCGCCTCAAGATTCCCGTCGTCGGCCGGCTGTTCTCGCTGCTCACGTTCGGCTTGGTCAAAGGCCAGATGCCGAAAGTTCACCTTGCGATCGTTCGCTACGGCATGGGCGTCGGCTCAGTGCATGCGGACACGTGGGTGTTTCGGGGCAAAGACCTGTACGCGGCCTATCAGACGGTGCAGGTGATCTCTGATGCATCGCCCGGGATGCACTCGCTCGTCTGGTACGAGACGGACGCGGAGATCGCCGCGAGGCCGCCGAAGCCCAAACCCAAGCTCCCGGACGTGGCTCGCGTGATGCGCCTCCCGGTCGACCGTCGGGTCCACTGGGTCAAGCACCTGGGCGTCGTCGGGTGACGAGTCGGGCAGTGCCGCGCCCTCTGCGCAGCGGGGGGCGTGGCACTGCTTCGTCGGGCACCCCTTTCAAGACATCAACCGTCGACGCGGGCACCGCCGATGGAACGTGTAGCGACCACCGGGAGCTTTGGGCCGGGTTCGAGGGTTTGGCGGCTCAGACCACCAGCCTAGGCCGTGAGGGAGCCCAGGCGCCAGCGTTCGCCGCTTCCAGGTGCATCGGTGGCATCCGCAAGCCGTTGGCCTCGCTGAGACAGCGTGCGTAGCCCGCGAACGCACGTGCTGCGTTCTCGGCCTGGCAGTTGATGACGGAGCGCCCCCAGGTCGTTTCCCAGAAGAGCGCCAGCATGATGGCGCGTGGCGCTCCGCCTCTGGCACGCCAGCGTTTGACGGTTCGGGTAGATACGCCAAGGTGCTTGGCGAGCTGCTCGACGTTGCGACCTCCCAGGTCATCGAGCATCGTTTGCAGAGCCGGAAGGCTCCGCGGCGCGACTGTTTTCATACAGTGACTATCGCGTTAGGCGTCCTCTGAGGGACGTGTGAAAAGCCGCCTTTGTCACCTTCAATTTCATACAGTGCCTTCAGGTGGAAACCGCTGCTTTCCTCGCGGTCCGGCTTATGCATCTGAGGGCGATACATCACGACACCTTATACATTGTCGCGCTTATCGAGGCAGGGAGACAGCCGTTGGGCGTCCGCCGTCGAGCCCCGCCATCGACATTCGATGCAGTAACCTGCGTCGTCATGCGCCGACTCCAGCTGATCACCTACCGTCACCGCTCGCGCTCGACGAACTGGACCCTCGGGCTGCTCCTGGCCTTCAATGCCGGCGCTGTGAACGCCGGCGGCTTCCTGGTCCTGCACACGTATACGTCGCACATGACCGGCTTCGCGTCGCAGCTCGCCGACAGCGCAGTCCTCGGGAACGGCGCACTTTTCCTGAGCGCGCTCGGCGCCATCAGCGCATTCGTCATCGGCGCCGCCGTGTGCGCGGTCCTCGTCAACTGGGGCCGCCAGAACCGGCTGCGTGCCATCTACGCGCTGCCGCTGCTCCTGGAAGCCGCCTTGATGTTCCCCTTCGGGATCATGGGCGCCATCACGCTCACATGGCCGACACCATTTGCGGTGCCGGTGACGGTGCTGCTGCTCTCATTCATCATGGGCCTCCAGAACGCGGTGGGCTCCAAGACATCAGGCGGCAGCATCCGCACCACGCACATGACCGGCAACGTCACGGACCTCGGGATGGAACTGGGCAAGCTGATCTATTGGAACGCCCGCCACACCCCGTCAGTTCAATTCGTTCGGCATGAAAAGGCACGGATGAAGCGCTCGGCCGGCCTGATCCTCATGTTCGTGCTGGGCGGCGTGATCGGCGCGTCGGGCTTCAAGCTCGTGGGCTTCATCTGCGTGGTGCCGCTGGCCTTGCTGCTCCTTGCCTTGTCCGTTCCGCCCCTCTGGGCCGAGATGCCCCTTCTGGTCGCGCATCGCCGAGCCTGGCAGTCGCCGCGAAGACCCTGAACCGGCCACCGGTCCGAGCCGGGGCCCCGGGCTCCACCCCGGCAGCTTCGCATTCCCCATCGCCCATTCGCATGCATCGAACGCCCCTGGCACGCCGGACCGGACACTGCTGCCACGGCCGCGTCCGCGCCGCAAGCACTGAAAGGTAATAGCGTGTTGCCAACCCACCCAACCAATCCAACCCGGAGGGCCCCCATCCATGACTCGATTGACCCATGAGCACCTCGAGGCGATCGAACGCCACGCCCATGTCGCGCCGGTGCAGCAGTTGCGGCTGCAGGTGATGCAGATCCGGGACGAACTGCAGCACCTCGTTGCCGACGAGGCCGACTACGCGCGCGCCTTGCTGATGAAGCTCGGGCGCATCGTCGACGAGCAGTTGACGCCGCGTGCGACCGCACAGCCCGCACCCGCCTGGTTCGGGGACTGGCAGCCACCCGCGTGGCTCGCACAGCCGATCCAGATCGCAGCCGCGGCCGTCAGGGCGCCGCTCTCGACACCGGTGATGCGAACGCGCGTCGGCCGGCGACGACCGAAGACCGGTCCCACCCTGCCGCAACGCGCGGCCGGCGCGGGCACGGCCTGAGCCTGGCCCGGCAGCAGCCGCAGCGCCGTCGCGCGCTGCGTGCTCTGCCTGGCATCGTTTGCAGTGGCGTGTGCAGTGCGCCGGGCCTGCTGCGAACAGGGTGAACTGCACAATTTCTCCTCTTGTGGTGGCTAGGGTCGCCAGTGCTCCACCGATCCGCACACATTCAGGAGGACTGATCATGAGCACTGAAACCACCGGTCTCGACGTTACCGATCCCGAAACCACCGTCCGCTATGCCCGCTGCATCGAGCTCTCGAAACGCGTGCGCTGGGAGATCGACCGCGACGTCATCCGCAGCCGCAGCTTCGATTTCGACCAGAAATTCCTGCCCGACGGGCTGACGCAGCTCGACCGGCTGCAGGGCTACAGCGCCAGCGAGAAACGCCTGCTCAGCCAGATCCAGGGCCGCACCTACGCCAACATGTTCGGCATGGTCGAGCGCTTCATCAATGCCAAGCTGCTGGACGTGAGCCGCGAGTACTGGTTCGGCGACCAGATCGCCCTCGAGGCGCTGATCCGCTTCAGCGACGAAGAGCTGAAGCACCAGGCGCTGTTCCGGCGGCTCGAGCACCTGATGGCCGCCGGCATGGCGCCCGGCTACCAGTTCGTGCCCGAGGCCGACCCGGTCGCCCGCCTGGTGCTCAGCAAATCGACCTGGGCAGTCCTGGCGCTGACCTGCCACATCGAACTCTTCACGCAGACGCACTACCAGCGCAGCATCCACCCCGATCCTGAGCTGTCCGAACTGTTCCGGGACGTGTTCCGCTTCCACTGGAAAGAGGAATCCCAGCACGCGGTGCTCGACGAGATCGAATGGCACCGGGAAGACGCCAGGCTGACGCCGGCCCAGCGCGATGCGGCGGTCGACGACCTGATCGCGCTGATGCTCGCCGTCGACGGGCTGCTGCGTGCACAGAGCGAATCCGACGTCCGGTACTTCATTCACCGGCTCGGCCCGCGCTCGCCGGAGCAACTGGATCAGCTGCGCGCCGTGATGCTGCGGGCCTACCGCTGGCAGTACATCGTCTCCGGCATCGAGCAGCCCCGCTTCTTCCAGCTGCTCTCCGGCCTGCTCACCGAGGAGCAGATGAACCGCGTGACCCATGCGCTCACACCGTTGATCGGCTGA